ACTCTAAAGTATTTGAGTTTGATTCTACCTTCAAGCCTCTTCCTTTAGCAGGCTTGACTGGAGATGCCTGGAGAAAGGCGATGAGGCTTAATAGTCTTGGTAGTCTTTATTTCTTTATTAAGATTACATTAAAACGTCGTCGCCTAACCGAACGCCTTCACAAACCCTTCTGTCAATCCCTCGAAAGAGAGCATATCAAAGATGTCTACGAAGTCCCACGTGACCACTTCAAATCAACCATCTGTGGCGAAGGTCTTCCAATGTGGAGAGTCCTCTACTGTTCCGATGAGGACCTCAATAGTTTCCGCAAGCTCGGATACAGCACCGAGTTTCTTCAGTGGATGCAGCGCATACACCGCCCTGAAGCTCGCAATTTACTCGTTTCTGAAAACATTACGAATGCCGGGAAGCTGGGACGTAAAATTGATTTCCACTACGAATCCAACTCAGTTTATCGTCATTTGTTCCCTGAATTAATCCCGACATCCTCCGAAGTATGGAGTAACATCTCCAAGTGCCATAAACTTCCCTTCAGTAAGAAGTCTCTTGGAGGACATGGAGAAGGCACCTTCGACTTTCTTGGGGTCGGGGGTGCCCTTCAGTCAAGGCACTACGATGGGTTAGTAGTTCAGGATGATCTTGTTGGACGTAAAGCAATCGAGTCTCCTTCCATAATGGATAAAGCAATCGAATGTCATCAGCTTATGGTTGGCGCATTCGAGAACGAAGACGCCATCGCAGACAACGACGAGCTTGTAGTTGGTAATCGCTGGGGTTATTATGACCTCAACTCCTGGATTCATGAGAACGAACCGTGGTTTTCCTTTCAAACTCATAGTGCTCTGGGCGGTTGTTGTGCTCATCACCCTATGGATACACCAATTTTTCCAGAAGAGTTCTCACATCAGAAGTTAGAAAGATGGCGCGCTCGTCTTGGTAATTACCAATTCTCCTGTCAGTTCATGAACAACCCGGCGTCTCCTGAAAATCACGCATTCGAAGAAACGGATCTTCGTTACTATAGTATAATCCTCGGAGAAAACGACGAGAAGATAATTCGTCACGAGGTCACCAATGCTATCATTATCAAAGACATTAAAGTTAGCCATCTTAACATTTGCATGGTCACTGATCCTAATCATTCTGGCGCTGGGGGCCGCTGCCGACACGCAATTAATGTTGTTGGTCTTAGCTCTGACGGTCGTTATTATCTTCTCGACTGCTGGGCAGAAGCATGTGAGGCAGACAAATATATTGCAAAACTTTACGAAATTGCCGATAAGTGGGGTCTTAGAAAACTGGGAATCGAAACAGTCGCAGCTCAGAAGTACCTCGCCTATCACATCAACTTCAGAAATCGACTCGAAAGTAGAGTTCTTAAACTAATAGAATTAAAAGGAGAGGTAGATGCTCCTGATGGGACCATTACTCGTAAGAAAGAATGGAGGATTCGTAATGTACTTTCTCCGATATTTGAGTCCAACAGGTTTTTCGCTCAACGAAAGTTTCAAGATTTCAAAGGAGAATATACCTCCTTCCCAGGTGGGCGCTTTGTTGACCTTCTTGATGCATTAGCTTATGTCCCACAAATGCTAACTCTCCCTCAATCCTGGATGGAAGAACAGAAATGGAAGATGTACAACGCTGCTCGGGCTCGTAGAGTAAATATGCCGTATTCGGCTGGTATATAATGATTCAGTATTCGCTTTATGTAATAATCGCTCTTTTGCTTTTACTTTGTTTTCTTATAAGGAGAAACACAATGGCAACCGGAACAACCGCAGTGACTCTCTTGGCTACTGCTACTACTCTAGCAACAGCGGCTAATTCTCTCGCTGCTACAGTAACCGCAATTCAGGCGTTAATAAGCTCCCTTCAATCTGGGCAGCTTATTTCCCAAGCGCAGCTTGATTCTGTCAACGATAGTCTCGCGTCTAGTCTTTCGTCCGTCGAAGCATCTCAGACTGCGTTGCAGGCATTGGCCCCTTCTTCTCCTACTACTGGTTCCTAAGGAGAAAGGCGTACATGAACAAATTCTTCGAGGTTCACTACGGAGATATTATTTCTATCTACCTATTCCACTTAGGAATAGCTCTACTAGTAGTCTCCGCTTTTAGACCTAATCTATCCGATCTTAATAAAATCGGCTGGTCTTTAGTAGTAACCTCAATGGCGACTCTGAAACTGAAAGGATATCTAAATGGAGACACGAAAACATTACCTTCTACTACCACTTCTCCTACTAGCAACACTAGCTCTAGCGGGTTGTAAAGACCCCTACGGAGCGTCAGCTAAAGCTGGGGCGGATGTTGCCTCCTCCTTAGTAAACGGTCAGAAAACAGTAGATAGTCTACGAGTAAGTGGACTAATCTCTGTTCAAGAAGACGTTCAGATCCAAGGTATTCTTAAGTTCTTCTTGGACGCAGATGGCGCATATCTAACCTGCGTATCTACTGCGCATAAAAACGGGGATGTTCTTGGTACATACACAGCCTGCGCTCAGACTTTCAACACTTCCCTAAATACCCCTGCGGAGCTGGCTCTCATTCATGTCTCTAATCCCTCCGCAGAAACTCAAATCACCACCATTATCTCAGGCGTAACCTCAGGTGTTAATCTTCTAATCACTGGACTAGGAGGCAAGTAATGGGAACCGCAGCGGCAATTCAAGCAGCACTTGCGGCGCTTAACGGTATTCTAGGTGTTATAGCTGAGATTCGTGGTCAATCAGGTCAGAATGACGACGCCATTCTTGCAGCCGCTCAGCAGACTGTTGGGGCTGGTGATGAATTTTACACCACCCTAATGCAGCAGTTACAGGCTCCTGTAACTCCGACTGCTCAAACTGCTAAATAATGGCTAATAACTTCATTCCCGTTAAGCTGTCTGCTGACGCAGAGATAAAACTTAAGACTCATCTTAAGATGCGTATCCTCGCCTTAGAAGACGGCTTACGGGAACTTCATGAAACTAAAATTGTTAAATGGAGAAAAGCATACGAGGCCGTCCCTCGTGAGAAGACTCGTGAATTTCCTTTTTACAACGCCAGTAACTTGGTTGTCCCTATTATTGCTACTTTCAGTGATACTCTTCTTGCTCGTGTTATGTCTGCGGTCTTGAAGACACGTCCAATATGGGTAGCGAAGATATTTGGGCAGCATAAAGACATTGATGATTCTTACAGAAGTGCCCTCGAAGAGTTCATGGAGTATGTTGGAATAGAACCTCAAGAGCTTGATTTATACCGTGTCTATCACGAGTGGTTTGGTGAGGGGATTAAATACGGTACCTCTGTACTAAAATGCCCTCACGAAGTCCGTTACAAAGACGAAGTTATATTTGAATCTGGAGACGGGTCTGGTTCTTCGGATACTAAGCCTTCTTTCATGCGCAATCTCGAATACGAAGGGCCGAGACCAGAGAAAATAGCCTTCGAACACTTTCTAATTCCTCCTGGAGCAAAGAGCATCGAAAGCGCTGATATTAGAATCCATAAGCGCGTTATGATTAAGAGTGAATTAGAAGAACGTAAGTTCTTTAAGATTTACGAACCTGCCAAAGTAGACATGATTCTCTCTCGCCCGGATCGTACCAGCCCTGCTTATCCTCAGTTAATGAATGAAGAATCTCTTGGGGCGATGACGTCCGGAACCTACGGATATAAAGAATGGGATCTTTATGAATGCTGGCTAAACTGGCCCACTCCTGATGGTAAGTTCAAGCCTTCTATCATAGCTACCTATCACAAGAGCACCGACACTCTAATACGTGCCATTTACGACACCCACACTCTTCTCCCCTTCGTCCTCGCTCGTCTCTTCTATCGAGACGATATGATATACGGATACGGCTTCTGCGAAACAATGTGGGCGTTTCAGGAAGAAATAAGTGAACAACACAACCAACGTCTCGACAACAGAACGATTGCCAATACTCGTGTTTGGCGTGTTAGCCCTGATTCTAAGCTCCACGCTGGCTATCGTATCTACCCATCTGCTACGGTCCCGGCTGAAAAGGACGAAATCGAACCACTTCAAGCAGGTGATATATCTCAACAAACAATCGAAGACGAACGCTTTTCTCTTGAACTCGCCGAACGACGAGCTGGAATATCCCCTCCTATGCAGGGAGCCGGGTCCGGGTCTCAGGGTAAGCGGGGAATCTACACTGCAATGGGCACTTTATCCGTCATGCAAGAAGGAAATCGTAGAACGGATTTGAACATAAGTGATCTTCGATACGCGCATACTAAAGTCGGTCGTATTCTTCTCGCTGATTATGCTAAGTACGGAATTCGCCCTTCTCTTCTGGAGATGTTCGGTGAAAAAGCCCCTAAAATCACCCAAGCCTTTGAAGCAGTTGAAAGTAATCGTATTGGTCTACCTATTTACTCCTCTACGGCCTCTGTCAATAAGGAAGTTGAAAAACAAAATTTGTTTCTATTAGTAAATCTAATGCGCCAGCATTACGCGGGGATAGCCAATTTAGTAGCTCAAGTCAACAACGTAATGACCCCACCTGATGTAAAGGCGTATCTTGCTCAGGTAATTAA